CTAGTAGTCTCTCTAGCATCGACCTCAGTTCGGCGGGGTCATTAGAGATCAAACCATTTATACCGTTCTCGATAATCTCTGGAATCATACATGTTGAAGTAGAAACAACCGCACACCCACAAGCCATAGCCTCCATCAGCACCGTAGGCACAGGAGAATGTAGAGAAGTGTTGTAAAATACACTAGACTGATGATAGATTTGTCTTAAATGCTCGATGGAATTTGCCGGTTCTGAAAATCCGGGACTTTTTCCAAAGACGCGGAGTGGTAGATCTTGAGATGTTTGTCTCCACAATTCCCAGCCACAGCACCAGTCTCTATTTGGCCAGTCGTTGACTACAGATAAACAAACATTATCTCTTTGCGATTCTTCAAAGTTCATCCAGAAATCGCAATCAATCCCATGCTCGATATATTCAGCATTTGTTTCATTGCAACCCCAAGCGTCCCTGTTGAAGTCGGATATGAAACATCTTTTGTCAACCCAAGACGAGGCTTCTTGAAATCTTTGCACTTGAGTAGATGTGTCTATTCTTATGTCTGGCAACGTATGAGTATGCAGTACTACAGGGACATTTAGATCCTGCTTTATTTTTTGAGAAATTGCCAGTCTTTCACACGGCGTGTGACATAATATTAAGTCTATATCAACGTGGGCTGGAGGAACGCCGTCTATTTCGCAGTAGTTTTCTGGAATCTCTCCGTAGTCGGTATCCCATCTTTTTCCATGATTTATTGCATAGAAATTATGTCCCGTTTTACATAGCTGTTGTTCATATCTCTCGTGAGTACAAAATGTTAGTATATTAAGCTTTTCACGCCCGCTAACAACGTGCGGTCTTCTCATAATAGATCTTACAGCTTCTGGTGTTGCTCTAGCTGTCATTTAGTAACTCCTTCATTTTATGACCGATAGGCTTGTGATCATACGTTAGGGCTGCGGCTATAGTTTGCCCTTTCTTTATTTTTTCCTCGTCAGAATTCCATCTCTGATACGCCTGTCTCATGGCTGCACACAATGCCCTTATGTCAATCTCGCGCCAGTCACTGCTTGCTGTGTCGAGATTTGGTAAAGTTGTAACAGCACCCAAGCAGGGCGTTGCTTTTGATGACACGGCTTGCCCTACGCAAAAGTCATCCATACCAGTGCCTTCTGTATGAATAACTGGAATTCCTAGAGCCATAGCTTCTAAGGCGGGTATACAAAACGCTTCACCTCTGCTCGGCATTACAAAAGAATGACACTGCGACAATACAGATGTATAGTCTTGTTTTTCTAGCCTTCCAGTTATTACAATCTCTTCTCTGTATCTATTTCGTAACTTTAGACCAGACTTTACATGCTTGATAAATTCTTGTATCTGAGGCAATTCCACCTTTGATGTTTTTATAAATAGATTGACAGGATCTTGAAAGTCAAACTCTATATGAAAAGCCTTTATGAGTGCCTGTAGATTTTTTCTTTCTATAAATTCTCCAATGAAGGCAAAGTTGAATGTTGAAAGCATTTCCTGTATCTTGTTGCCCGTATTACTGATATTGTATTCTGACATATCTAACGAGTGTGGTGCAACCTTGACTGGAATCTTTACTCCACTATTTTCGCAAGACACTTTAGCCGCATGACTTGGAACCCAAAGTTCGTCCATTAGGTTAATGTTGTGTTGCCACCCTGTGTCCTTGAAGTTGCTGCTTTCAACAGCCAAGAATCCTATGTTTTTATATCTTGAATCATAGGAGTATAGGTGTGGAAGTGTGTGTTGTATACATACATTACAACCATCAGACGATATCGACTCAAGTTCTTTTATCCTATTGGGATAATCCTGTTGTTGATTTTCAAACGTAATAGCTCTAGGCACAACATCTACGCCAACACTATCTAGTGCCAGAATATTATTGATGCAGGCGTTAGCCCATCCCGTACCGTCTCTATAGTTTCCTATATAGAGTACCTTCATTATCTTTGCCTCATATCAATAGTTATCATTCCGCCATTACCGAATCCGTGATGCGTTTCAAATCTAATGTTTTTAGATTTTAGGTATTTTGTAAGACTTACAGCCTTGCTGTTTATATCATCAATCAGCACGACGGACTTTGTTTTCTCTATTTTTTTGAATTGATCTAGTGTTTGTTTGTCGCCTATATCGCCGTCCGCACCGTCTAGATAATATACGTCATAGTCTTCTGAAATGACTCCTATCGCGTCTCCTAGTTCAAGCAGTAGATCATATCCCAGTCTCTCCGCTATGAATGATGAATTTGCTAAGTGGTCTAGGTCTATATCCGCAATAGTTAATGAGCCGCCTTTTTCCTTTATATACGCTCCAAATATTGTGTCACTCCATCCAGAACCCCAGCGAAACTGAGTTTGTAGGGATTCTATTCCTCCTACCTGAAATATTTTTACGGGAGCCCCATCAAAAAGATCTAGAACATACCTTATAACAGGATCTCTTAATTTTACGTCGGTTTGTAGTTTTATTTCTGTCTGTCCGCCCAGTAGAGCTAAAGCAAAGCTAAAGTCCATATGTATTAACCTCTTGGCTTAATGTTGAGTCTTGCCTTTTCCCAATTATTCATTTGCTCTCTAAAGGTGGCCATTTCGCCGCACGCCTCTTCAAAAGAAAAAGGTCTATTTGATTGTAATGACTGCTTGTGCGACTCGTTAAAGTAGAAGTCTTTATTTACATTCTCACATCTGTATCCAAATGTGCAGTCTTTCAAAACCTTCTTCCATAGATAGCCACCCAGCCACTCTGGTTTGTGTAGCACCTGATTAAATATAAAGTTAACCTTTTCTATATTTGACTGTAGGTTTTGAGGTATACTTCTGGCGGGCTCTAGTATCTTTGGTGGAGAGAGCCATGTTTCACGAGGATCTCTTATTTCCACGGTGGCTATATGTTTGGCCCAAGCGTCTGCGGCTTTATCCCAACTGTAGTTACTTAAAGCATTATTACGTATAGTCTTGCCCAGTTCTGATAGGCTGTCTTTTTGCGAATGAAGCTCTATAAGTTTAGATACAAAGTTTTCATTGTCTGGGACAGCTCTTTTGCAGCCCGTTTCGCACTCTAGATAATATGAAAGAGGCTCTAATGCAACTCCTCCAATATTGTCGATAACCGACTCCATTGCAGAATAATAAGTAGACATAACAGGAACACCGCAGTGAGCCGCTTCTAGCTGAGGCATTCCGAAACCTTCGCTATTCGCGTACTGCACATATACATCAAACAAATTATAAATCTTAGAAAGCTCTTGTTCGTTGATACTGTTGCTCAATCCAACAAGCACGTTTGAAAACTTTCCGCATTTTGGACATGACTGCATAGTATCTTGAAAGAAATTTACTGATATGTGTCCACAGCTTTTGCACTTGTATGTAAATAGCACTCTGCTAGATAGACCGTACTGATCTAATAGTCTAGGGATATCCCAGCCAACATCAGGGTAATATGTGTGGCAGTAAAGAAAACTATTATCGTCTTCGGTCGCATCTAAAAAGTCCCTAAATGATTTGAATAAATCAGGGTATAGCTTCCTTTTCTGATTTCTCATGACGGTTCCAACAATAAAAGTGTCAGGAGAAATACCCATATCGCTTTTATGTTGTGGTTTATCCTGCACTGGCGAAAAGAAGCTGCTTGCCGCTGGTGAAGCTATGTCGATAAACTTCATGTCATCACACTGCTCTAGTAGGGTTCTTTTACCAAACTCAGAGTATGCAAAAACAGCATCGGCTGAAGCGTATGTGTTTATCCATTGAACATCTTGCGGTGCTGCATCTACGGTAGGCATGATTGCCCAATGAAAGAAGTCTCGAAAAGGAGATCTCTGTTCAAACTCAATCATCCACCAATCTCGTATATCCATTACAACATCTGGTTGAAAGTCTAGCAACACGTTGTTGAATGAGTGATCTCCAAACTGAGCACTAGCATTGCTATTGTAAGATGCAAAGAGTGGATCGCTGGACAGTGGCTTATTGGGGTAGATTTTCCAAGGGGCCGAGTTTATCATTGGATTATTAGAATCTGCGTAACACGCTAGTTCTGCAATCTCTAGATTATCTATCTGGCTTAGTCTCGTAAGAATCTCTTTAGTGTATACCGAATAACCGGTAGACAACCAAGAAGCTTCTGAGCAAAAAAGAATCCTTTTCTTTCTGTTCATATGTTATTTAAGACCTTCTTTTCGGAATAATTTTAAAGTTCGTAATCCTAAATATTACAGTATCTGGATCTTTAATGGACTCATTTCTAGCTATCGCTTCAATTACCATAATGTCGTCCTTTTGGGCTCGTTGCTGTATGGTCTTTGCAGCGCTGTCCCAAGCCTCAAAATTCAAAAGGTCTATTCTTCTTTTTTTTACGCCATCTTTATCTCTTCTGTATTCTTCTACTTCTAGTGTGAAGTTTACAAAAAAACTGTTGTAGGATTTTTTAAGTACTGGATCGCCGGTTAGCTTTCCAAGGAAGTGACATCCGTTCATATTAAGCCTTTCAAAGTTGAGAAACCTTGTCCACAATCAAGGAAGTGTTTTCTCTTTTAGATATTTCTCCAGTCATCAAGACAGTGTTTCCTTCAACGAGTACATCCTTGTGCTTATCATAGCATTCTGGAAAAACTGTTATAGAATCCAGCTCGCCACTACCATCTTCGGCGGTGACAAACGCCATAAGTTGTCCCGGATTCTTTCCATTTTTAGTTTTATACAGCCTAATAGTGCTTATTTGCGCGGCAAGTCTTGTCTTACCTGTTATAGCACCTTTAGCTATCTCTCGACACAAAGAACTTGCAAAATTTATGTCAAAAGCGTCAGTCTTGCTACAGGTAAGTGAATAGCTTAGATATTCTGTTTCACTTTGTGCTAAAAAGGGTATATTGTCCTTAAGTTCATGCGGAGGGTTGTCTAGCATGTTCTTAATATCTAGGACTGTCGTTATTCTCCTGCTGTTTATTTTGGTGACATTTACCATCTCGGATATGCAGTCAGAGAGAGATTTATTTTTATCAAAGCTGTCTGAAAGATCGGCTATCGCCTGCTGTTCTCTAGAGGTTAAGTCTCTCCAGCTATCATACTCATAGAGCATTTGCTGCCTATCTTTTTTGTTATTTTGACCATTAAACGCACCAACAGATATCAGGGCTACTACAGACCTCTTATTCAATCTTCCTCCGTGTATAACCTTGGTGAGAACATCCATCCAAGAATATCCAGAAATGTCATTCTCTGTGCATATATCTTCTATCTTCTTGCATTCATTTTTACCTACGTGCTTAATATGCCTTAAGCCAAAGTAAATACACTTTTTCGTTGGAAAAAAGTTGGTGTGAAGATTTCCAAGTCGAGGTGGATATACTTCAATATCTGAAAACTTAGCGTCTACGATTAGCTCCTTCAGTTCCTTCTGGGAATCAGGCTTCCTGTCGGAATGATTTAAATACGACACATAGAAAGAAACCGGCCTATACAGTTTACAGTAGGCGCTCCAATAAGCGTTGATTGCGTATGATACCGCGTGAGACTTGTTAAAGGCGTAACGGTTGGACTTTTCAATCCAAGAAAAGATTTCTTCAGCCACCTCTGTCGTTACAATCCCCTGTTCCTGAGAGCCTTGTAGGAAGTTCTTCTTAACTTTCTCCATAAGGTCGGCTTTCTTCTTACCAATCGCCTTACGTAGAGCGTCAGCTTCCTTAAGATCGAATCCAGCCAGTCTTTGAGCTATCTTCATAGACTGCTCTTGATAAACAAGAACGCCATAAGTTTCAGAAAGAGATTCTTTAAGAGCTTCATCAGGATAAGTAACAGGCTCCTTGTTAGACTTTCTGTCTACATAAACCTGTGTCATACTTTTACCATTGGCGTCTTTAGCCTTGAGACATCCGGGACGAATCAAGCTAATCAGAGCAGCAAGCTCTTTAATACTTCTAGGTCTAACCTGTTTGGCCCAGTGTTTACCGAGGCTTGACTCTAGCTGAAAAACACCCTTAGTCTGCCCGTCGCAAATTAAGTCCCAAACCGCTTCGTCTTCAAAATTATTAATATCAAACATTGTTTTTACTCAAATAGTTAATTGCTCTTTGTAAGCCCCCAATATTATCACCCAACTGCCCAATTCCTCTATTACAAGACTCGCACAGCCAGCCACGAAACGTCAGTGTGTCATGACAGTGATCTAGGCACATCTTTTCTGTTTTTTGCCCGCAACACTCGCAAGTTTCTGACTTTGGAGGTGCTGTTTTTTTTAGCTTTCTACGAACTGCGGAAGCGGCATTGACACATGACTTACAACGATTTTCCTTAGCTCTTTTTCTGCCGTTTTCCGAAAACTCATATTCAGGCTTGGGTTGTAGGCAAATTCTGCATGTTCTATACGTACACGTTTCCATTTGCAAACGCCTTTTCAAATTTTACCTTTTTCAATAGGCTTCTTTGGAGCTTCATAAACTTAATCATCAAATTGGCCGTATCCTTAACATCCTGAAGTGCGTCGTGAGCATTATCCTTGCTCTCTTGACCCATTCCAAAATAATCTCGCATGTAATCCATACTATAACCCTTAACGTCCTGATTGTTTTCAAACCAACAATAAATATGTTGCATGACATCAATGGTAAAGATAGGATTAAAGATCTTCTGGCGACCCTTCTTTTCATCAATCGGGCCGTACTGCTGACACATCCGCTCAACAATAGGCATGTCGTATCCATTAATATTATAGCCAGCGGCGATTGGTGCGTAGTAAGATGTCTTTTTCCAGTTGTACTGATCGCAAAACTTAGAAAACTTTTTCCAGACCGTCTTGGGTAGTGGAGCTTTTGCCAGCTCTCCTCTGGTCTTTCTAGTTATTTCCAAGGCTTTGTCTTCTAGCGGGGCTACGCCAGCGGCAATAGCCTTATCGTCGTCTATAATGGGTCTCATCTCACTATTAAACTCACCTCCGGGCTGAAGCTCAAGTTTTCTAGCGTGAATGGCTACGGCGGCAATCTGTGTTGGCTGACATGTGTGCGGATTAGCTCCGCCTGTTTCAAAGTCAAATACAATAATATCTCTAAAGTTCGCCATTCTAATAACCCTTATTTTTAAGTTGCAAAAATTTGTCTACCGCTTCGTCTATATTGTAGTATATCTCGTAGGTTCTATGTTTGTCAGACCAGACTTGATATCTAGCCTTGTTGACAAGACCCCCAACAAAGTCTCTTAGGTTACATATAGAAACGCCATTCGATTCTATTGAGCAGCCAGAAAAAATTACAGACTTGTAATCTTCTTTTGGTGATGATATTTTATTATTCATTTGATATATCCATTATCTTGCTAAGTAAGTCGATGCCAAGAACATCAAACTTTACATGCCCCTGAGTTTCAAGTGCTGTCATTTCAAAAGCCACTATAGGATCTCCTGTTTTATCTAGTGTCATTGGACAGGCGTCGGCCAGCTTGTGTTTGGAGATAATTACTCCAGCCGGATGTTTGCCTTGTGATTTGTTTGTGCCTTCTATTTTTATTGCCTGTTCAAATAGGTGAGCTAGAGAACCGCTAAGATTACCCTCTTCGTCCATAGAACACCAGTTTTTGAGTTCGTCGGCCTCATTTTCAAGAGTCCACTTAATAATTGATCTGTCTTCCATGAGTTCAAGTTGATCCGAGATCGTTGCTTCGTCAGGAATTCCGTCTGTTATTCTGTTCATTTCCATAAATGAAACCGCATCATTAATTCTAAGAACCTCTTTTAATGCGGCTCGACCTTGTAGTCTACCAAACGTTATCATCTGTCCAACCTTATCTTGCCCATATTTTTCTCTAATATAGTCAATTACTTCGTCTCTGTGTTCGGCTGGAACGTCCATATCAATATCTGGCAGAGATATATACTCTTCTGTGTTTCTTCCTTCGTTATAGAATCTTTCAAAGATTAAGTCGTATTCTATGGGGTCAACCTCAGTAACTCCTATGAGATACGAGACCAAGCATCCAGCGGCAGATCCTCGTCCGGGGCCAGCTAGCCATCCTTTTTGTTTTACAGCATTAATAATGTCTTGAACAATCAAGAAGTAACCAGAGAGGCTTGCTTTGAATATAACATCAAGTTCTTTTTTTATTCTGTCAAGATACTCCTGCTTCATTGCCGGATCAGAAATCTTGCCTTGTGGTATAAGCCTATTTTTCCATCCCTCTCTACAAAGATCTGTGAGGTGTTCGTCTTCATCCATTCCATTTGGACATTCAAACTTTGGAAGCATGGGCTTGGACGCAATCTCATACTCTTCACACATATCGCAAATTTTATTTATTAGCTTGATATCTTCTTTAGAATCTTTTACTTCATCTGGACTTGGTAGGTAGAAATCATCACTCTCGAAAAAACGTTGATTATCTACCTTTTCACCAGACTTTATCAGCTTCTGTATTTTAGGTAGTGTTGTTTTCATACCAGAACACAAAAGAACCCTGTGAGCCTCTGCTTCGTCTTTTGTGACATAATAAACTCCACGATCTTCGTAACCATAAGAGAAGTAGTTTTTACCAAAAAGCTTTTGATATCCCTTTTGGAATTCGTTAGTGACGCAAATCAGATTACCGTTCTTGGCGATGTTCTGAAGTATCTCAAGACCGTCATGCGATACCGTTTTAATTAAATCAAACCACCCGTCTTTATTTTTAGCAATAAGAAGATATGATCCAAAATCACAACCTAAGATTGGTTTTACGCCGTGCTTGCTACACGCCTCGTGAAAACTTACGGCTCCAGATAAGCACTCAAGATCTGTGATGACACAGGAGCGGTAGCCATATTCCTTGCATTTTTTGGCGAGCTTGTCACATTTTGAAAACGCTTTTAGTAGGCTAAAGTGCGTTTTACAATTAAATGGTATCCAGTTCATTCAACTTCTTTCTAATTTCTTCAAGATATTTTTTATTAGGTTCTAGTTTTGTTTTTGCCACTTCAACTTTTGACATTAGATGTTCTGCAAGATTTTGTGGCGTCAATACGTTATTACAATAGTCGGCAATTTCGTAAAGAAACTTGCGAGATTTTGTTGTTTGTAAAAAGTTTAACACTTGTGATAGTGTTCTGTCTAAGTCTCTCCATTTAGTTTTAAAGTGTGGTGCCGCCTCATAATACCAGAGTCGAGGAAGGCTCTCTATCAAAGGCACCGCTCCCATTAATATCGACTCAAAGAATCTAAATGTCTCGTCGCTGTGAGCCCCTTGTGGACACAGAGAAACTCTTGACTCAGAAAGTATCTCGGCGTATTCTTCAGCAGAAAGTCCTTGTGAAAAGCCGTTTGTGTACTTGACGAAGAACTTAAACTTTCCATCAGACTTTTCTACTATTGCATCCAAATGTCTTTTAAAGCAGTCTCTTGTTCCAGTGTCGGGAATTTGTCCGACAAAAGAAAAATCGTACTTCCTTTCAAACAGCGGCTTTATAATAGTTGGGTTAATATCTCTAAAGGTTCCAAGTGGCAATGGGTACACCAGAGGGTTGGACATGGGGTATCCCCATTCATCAAGCATAAAGTAGTGTTGAAATATTAAGAATACATCATTTCTAAAAAACTCGTTTGGTGTATCGTGAGTCTCTCTTGAGGTTGCGAATACAATATTCAACTTGTCGTCATTGTATGACGGCATGTCACAGCCTAGATCATACTTCAATATAATCCTGTACTGGTCGCTAAGTAGAAACGCTAGCCTTTTTGCTGTTTCTAATGTGAATCCGTTGCCTAGATGAAATTCTTTGTTTAGATCTACTACTTCTGCGGGCATAGTTCTTCCAATGATTGAAGTTTCTTAATTTCCATATTATAGCAATCAGCCTTTACATAAAACCCATTGCTGCCATCCTTTTGTCCCTTTTTTAAGAATCTCGCATCACCAAAATAATTCTCTTTAGACATCGCCCCAAGAACCCAAGCTCTTGTCCATCTGCGATTTATGTTTTCAATACGAACAAAAACATAATAGTCGCACTTCTGCTTAGTATTAAAAGCGGCAACGGAACATTCGTAATAGGGTCTTGGTTCGCTAGTGCATCTTTTTGTTTTGACATCATATGTAACACCGTCTTTTATTATATCATAATCGTACGTGTTATTTATGTCACCTTTAATTATATGATTAGCTACTTCTTCACCTAAAAATCCGGCAATGTTTCCGTCGCCTTTTGTAATCGAGTTATTGATTTCACCCATTTCACGAGCCTTTTTCCAAGCTCGTTTTTTCATGTCTTCTGTTATTTGTATTTCAATCATCCCGGAGCCTCATAATATCCTATTTCAAATCCGTCTCTTGTACATCTTTCTACTGTATCGTCGTGGCCAAAAGCCTTTAGATGTTCATCAACATGTTCACACATTGAAATGTTTGTTCCCGGCCAGTTGTTTTTATAGAAGTGACACAGCTTTGTGCATTTAAAATGTGATCTTCTTTGTGATATAGGCTTGGGAAACTCGTTATGTTTTATTTGCTTAAACCTCTTTTCTAACATATCCAAGAACTTCTCTTGATCAGACTTGTCAAAGCACATACTGAATGGCCCACCGTCCCTAATGTAATATATCGTCATGATTGCCTGTTTGTATTCAGGAAAAAGTTTTGATATAGCATAATTATACAGTAGGAGTTGCGGATCTTCAAGTAATTTCTCGTAAGTTTTTTGCTCTCCGGTTGCCCAGTTTAGTCTTCTTCCTGTTTTCCAGTCCACAACCTCTATGACATCATCATCAACCTGAGTCACTAAGTCGATAGTTCCCTTGATTGCGAGCTGTCCCTCGACGACCTCACCGTTAGGCATTTTATATTTATACTTAGCCCACTCCTCTTCGATTGGAATGTCGAACTGTGGCTCTGAAGCAACAACGTTTCTATTTCGCGGATCGAATTGACCGTCATTGTATGCCAATGCGTCATCAACTTGCTTTTTACAAAACTTCATATCTGCCCCAGTATAGTTATGAACACAGTCTTTTGTATAGTATTCATAACTCCTATCAAGGAGTTCTTTTACAAACTTCTTTGTGTGTAGCTTTCTTTCTGAAAACTCAATAAGACCTATTCCATCATCGTTTATGGATAGTCCGGTTTTTTTTCCTTCTTGTAGTTTTTTCTTGCACGAACCAAGGCACTCCATAACCTTATGCACTATTGTACCTAATTGTGCTTTTTTACCAGATGTTGACTGATGTCCTAAAGCGTAGGTTATAAAATATTGCATCTGACAGTAATCGTAATTATTATACGATGAACTGCGAACATATGTAACTATCATTAGTTATCCTCTTTAAATTTATGGATGCCGCCAACCAACTCTGGCTCTGGGGCTTTTTCTTCTGGTTCAGGGACCGGAGCGATCTCAGTACCCAACCAACCCCACTCGTTTAAGAGGTTAATTATTTCAATATTTGTATCGTGTATAGATAGATTGGCGTTATCTATGACGGCATCGAAGTCTTTATATGAAGATAGCGAACACTCGCTGGCATGTTTGTCGTCATGCGGACTTCTGGTCAGCTTGACAACCTTACCACCAGCATTACTTATTGCTTCGACCTCGTTTGGAAATCTACAGTCGTCCACAATAGCCAGAAGCGGCTGTTCAATAGAAATATCTTTTACAAGTCTAGATTGCCAAATGTCCTCGTATGCAAACCTACAAATATCTGTTCCAAAAAATTGTAAAAATTCGCGAGCACTCATTCTGCCACGCTTGTGATATTTTAAAGTTCCACAATCTATAAGCCTTTTAACGTCTTTTTGTTTGGCGACCTTTTCATCTGTTATCACTCCGGGCATTTCTTCCCACCTAAATATAGTTGCGCTGTTTTTGTCGGCATCGCTTCCATATACTTGGTCTAATCCCATCTGAAATAACTCTACAGCAATTTGTTTAAGTGGTGCTGCAAACGAATAACTTTTCACATACGGCCACATATTAAAAGCGGCCCAATCTGCAAATTCAATATCTTTTCTAGTGATGTCTAGAATCGCATTTCCTCGCTCACTTTTTCCATCGGCTCCTGCGATGTTGGTGGTGATAGCAAGATCCCCATCTTCAGTGATACCAAAGTCACTTACGATATTGTGAGATCGCATTTGATATCCATGCAGGAAGTTGCTACAAGTGCTTTTTCCTGCCTGCTTGCTTCCGGCAAACGCAAGTATTCTACTCTTCATTAAATAAACCTTTCAATTGGGGATACAGTTCTTCTTTGATTTGTTCTATGGTCATTTCTCCAACATCTTTAGTTGAGATTTCTGGCCTGTGGTAATTGAATCTTCTTCCACATTTTTTAATTATCTGTTCACACGCTTTTGTTCCCGCGTCGTCTGAATCGGTAAGTATGACAACGTTAAGTGCTCCACTTTGTTCCAGTAGTAGTAACTGGTCTTCATTGATGCTTGAGCCAAAAATACCAACACAGTTCTTAAGGCCAGCCTGATACATTTTCCAAACGTCTCCTTGTCCCTCAACTAAAATTACAGACTTGCTTTGCCTAATATGTTCTGAGGCTATGTTTAAACCATAAAGAACTGATTTTTTAAAGCCTCTGCTGTGTAACCATTTTGGTTGTAATGATTCGCTCGTAGATCTACCAACACATCCCACATAGTTATAGTGTTCATCATACACTGGAACCACAACTCTTCCTGACATTGGTTGTTTTTTTGCAGAACATTCTCCAATATCAAACAGATCTAGTGTTTCCCGTGTAAACCCACGGCCAATATAATAGTCTGACGGTATTTTTATCTTAGATCTTATCTCTTCTCTAGATATGCTAGCCAAGCCTCTCTCTATCTTTTTGTTAAAAACATCAAGCACGTTGAGTCTTCTTTGTTGCTGCTCTTCTATGTTGTCCAAGTCTTCAATGCTCATATTGAAAAAGTTGGCACACCACGCGGCAGCCTCGTTCAGTGAAACCTTGCGATCTCTTTGTTGAGAAAGCGTGCCACGAACAAACCCCAGTAAACTACTTGTAAAATCTTCTTCGCAGTGTTGAGTCCAGCAAGACCAGTTTCCCTTAGCCGTTAGCCCGTCTGTAAAGATGCAACAGGCTTCTGGGTTGTCTCCACCATGTATGGGGCAGGCAAAAGCGTATCTATTGGGATACTCGACATATTCTATATCAAGCGCCCTAAGCATATCTGGCAACCTCTCAAAGAGATTCTCACATATCTGAAATATCTGATTCTTCGTTAACGTCTTCATCTATCTCAAAACCTTCATTTCTAGATCTATTTTCAACATGTATTTCATTTCTAGTCATACCCTCATCAATTCTTCCATACTTACCAAACATCTTCATACTGATGTAATCGCCGTCATCTAAACCCTCTCCGTGCCTAGCAACAACTGGCACAAGCTTCCTGTTCCCATAGTCAACGCCGTCATCGGCAACCTCTTCATCCGATTTAAGCTTAAAGATAGAAAAGCTTGTACACAACCATATAAGCCTGTCTGATCCAGAAACTACATCAGTAGATTCCTTGGTTATACCGTCTCTGTTTAGCTGCACGAACGCCAAACATGGGACATCATATTTTACCATAAAGTTATGGAGCTTAGTTATTTGAAAACCCAACACTTGATATTCCTGCATTGAAGAGCTGATGCCTTCAGAACCCATAAGCTTAAGATAATCATATACAATTAGACAATCTTTTGTTTGCCCGTTGTCGTCAAAGCCAACATGTTGATATATCCACTTTCGCATTTGACTTAGTATATTCTCAAAAGACTCTCCCGCGATACTAATGTAGTGATACGGTATTTCTTTTAGCTTGTCTCTAGCGGCTAATACTTTTTCTTTCTCGATTTCACTTTCCGCAAACTTGCCTGTCGTTATATTGTTAATTTCTACGCCAGATAAGCACGCCAACATACGGTTGTGATGATCCTTCTTAGACATCTCAGTGTCAAGAACCAGCACCGGTATGTTCAATTCGCTACTTACATGCATAGCCACAGCGTCTCCAAACATAGACTTACCAACCTTTGGACGAGCGGCGACTAGATCAACACACTTTCTCCTCAATCCGCCTCCAATAGCTACGTCAAATCTAGCAAAGCCGCTTGGGATTCCAGCAAAGTCAGAAGGGTTGTCTATAAGATATTGAACATAGTCATCTAGGTCTTCACCAATCAACTCTGTCTGTTTACTAGATCCCTTATAGATATCGCCTGTAGCATCCAGAATTGGCTCTTCAACCTTAGATATTACGTCCATGATGTCTTCATCACCAGTGACTGAATCTAAATGTCTTTCACACGCCTTGAGGGTTTTCTTTAGGTCTCTTGCCAGCTTAAGTTTTGCCAGTTTGGACGCATGAATCCCTATGTTATCTTTCAATATTGGAAAGTTAAATAACGATCTAATAAATCCTATCTCGTCTTTGGTGTTGATCTGATCATAGATACCAAGATCATTCGCAATAGAAAGTATTGAAGACAGCTCTACCTTTGAAGTGTCAAATATAGACTTTTGAACACAGCTAAATATAAGCTGGTTCATCTCGTTTGTAAAATGATCAGCCTGTATAAAATCTATTTCTAGATAGGCGTCAAGACCGTACTGACAAAGCGCTGCGATTACAGCTCTTTCAGCGGCCATGTCTTCAAGTTTTTTTGTTATTATTTTGCTAGGCATTTGTCACACGTATAAAATTCTCTTGCGTGGGTTGGATGTACGGAAAAATCTTTATTGCATCGCTTGCAGTGTTGAACGACAAATTTTACCGTAGACCTTCGACGTTCTGTGGGCTGGAAGTCTGGAGTCGTAATATCTTTAGAGTCTTTGCCATCATCAACAAATGAGTTAGACCTTTCTTTAACTTCATTTACAGGAATTCCACCCTTTCTGGTTTCAATAGCGTCACTGGAGACAATCGGGGAAAGAAATTCTGATTCGTTAACTCGACCCCTTGGTTGAGAAACGACTTCTGCTTTTTGTGGCTTTGTCTCCTGTTCCAGTAGGTTGTTTGCCAGAGATATTAGCTCTGCATCATTTGTAGCTATTGCGTTTTTCAATAGCTTTTTAGCTTCTTCAAGCCTGTCCATACTTATCTCCTTCTAGATAAATTTGTTAGTATGTTTGCCATACTTTGTATTCTGTCAGCTTTACCATTTAGTATCTTGACTCTAGCTTCTGCATGATTCTTAACCTTTAGTATGTCGGACGCTAATGGATTTTCTTTTATTGCAGAATAATATTTCTCTTGCCACTTAGTATATTGTGATCCATAGTTCTGCATCACTGTAGATATTATATACCAAATACTGGAATCTGCCCATTCTAAAATTGCATTTTCTTTTACTTTGACAGACTCTAAATATTCTCCGTAATTGTGAAGCTCGTAGGCGTAGCTTAGACACTGCTCGCCGGTTAGTATTCTAAGCGTCTCAGAAGTAAGATTTAAGATCCTAGATATGTTTCCTTTGTACTCTCCCTCAAGGTTTTTCTTTGGTCCATCTGGACTTATAATGTTTTTGCAAGAGATCCACTCATCTATCGCTTGTGTGAATTCATTTAATTTTTCTTCGCCACTCATCTAAGTCCTCGTTATAATTGAACTCTATTAATGTAATGTCGTTTAGGTGACACCATTCTTTCTTTTCGGAATCTCTGGCTTTAGCTCTGTAAAACGACAGTTTGTCTTTGTAAAAGAACTTATTAAATTTATAGTGCTGCTCACCATGCACTTCTATAATTAAATTTCTATTTGGTATAAAAAGGTCTACCCTTAGTGTGCTGCGTCGTCTCTCCGTTTTACTTCCGGCGAGCGATACTTCCTCTAGTATTCTATCATACGGAAACAGTTTGTCAAGTAAATCTTTTGCTTTTATATGTAGCGAAGATCTTTTAGAACATTTTGCTTCGCTGTTAGATGGGTTCCAGCTATATTCTTTTCCATCAAGACCGTTTATAATCAAGATATCGACTCCTTAGTATTTCACATGTTTCATTGCTGCCCGCATTACACCACAGCCCTTCCTTTTAAGTTTTCCCAGTCTTTTTCTGGTCTAACATTCAAATTTGTGCTCCAAGCACCTTGTAATACATTCAAGTCAAGTCCTATAGAATCCGCAAAAGTCATAAATGCATTTATATCTTTTGGAAAGCATGAACCACCGAAACCCCTCTTTCCATCTGGTCCTGGTACCTGCAGATGACTGTCGCCAACTCTACCATCTGACACA